ATAGAATCAAGAATCTTAGTAGTAGGAGGGGGACTGCCATGCACAAATTCCTCGAGCATTATATTCTCGGCACTGGCTACGATGATCTTACAGAACTCGGACAGAAGGCGAAAGCCATGGCCCAAAAAGTTATTGAAGTGGGTCTTACACCAGTGGAAGAATACTACGGATCGGAAGTTACATTATATTATCCTGGCCTTTACGCTGGGTCTACTGATCTAATCTGTTTACATAACGGAAAAGAAACCGTTGTTGATTTCAAACAAAGCAATAGACCAAAGAGAGAAGAGTGGATCGACGATTACAAAATGCAGATAGCAGCGTATGCGATGGCACATGATTATGTACATCAATCTAACATTGAACAAGGTGTAATAATGGTATGTACTCCTGACCTATATTACCAAGAATTCAATGTTTCTGGGGCTGATTTAAAACAATGGAAATACAAATTTTTAAAAAGATTAGACATGTATTATGACTTAAAACACGATGAAAAAGAACAAGCTAACGTCAATATAACAAAGGAGGACTTCAAATGACAATTGATGGATACTATTATGACGGAAAAAAGGCATGGATATTTTACAAAAAGAAATGTGGTAAAATTATTATGAGGAGGTGGAAATGAACGATAGGTTGTTTAGAACGATTCTAAAGAAGTATGAAGCAGAAATTGAAGATGCAAATTATAAAATCGATGCTATCTGTGAACACAATCTAGTTATACCTGAACACGTAGATATCACCGGAGAAGTAGATAAGCAGTTAGAAAGAATCGCTGCAGCAGAGGATAAGTTGGCAGTAATGAGAAAATATTATGGCGAAACTAAGACAAAAACACTCTTATAAAGTGCGAACCCACAGGGTTCGCAAGGGTTCGCAAGGGTTCGCAAAATGAGGTTTGGGGTCGCAAAATTATGGTCAATTATGGCAGAAATGTGGTTTTTTGACTGTTTTGCCACAATTTGGCCACAAAAGTGCGAAGGCAAAAGGCGTTTTCCGAACCCTGCCGAGCCCTCCCGACACCCCAGGGGTCGCTACTTTTTGCTAATAAAATCAACACTTATAGGTCAATTTCACTGTTTTGCGACACTTTCAAAATAATTTTTTGCAAGCGCGTGTTAAAATATATTATTGTCATATAGGGTTCGCAGATGTAGAAAGAGACTATGCCTAGGAAAAGACGAAAAAGAATTGCAGCTGAAAGTGCTCCCGATATACCTTATCCGAGAGTTCGAGTGGAGTGGATTGATTGCGTAAGCGACTCGGGCTGGGCTACCGATAAAGAGTTTGATAAAATGAAATTAGCAAAACCTGTTAATGAAGGTTGGTTGTATTCTAAAGATAAAATATCTATAAAACTATTTGCCTCTTACGATCAAGATGAAGATGGTATTACGTTTGGGGATCGGACGATGATTCCTCGTCAGTGGGTAAAGAAGATTCAGAAGATTTAGATGGAGTCACATCAATTATCTGTCCGTAGTCGTTTAAAAGCTGTTTCATTTTTGCTTCTAGCTCTTGTTCTGACATGTCCTCTAGCTTTCCTGTTTTTATTATTTTCCTATCTATGTATAATCCTGCTGCTTTTCCTCTGTTTGCTTCCGCATTCACTGCTGAAGAGAATGATCCTTTCTTTAAAGCGGCTTCACGAAGTCTAGCAAGTTCTGCAACGTGACCTTCATAAGTCACTTCATGTTTTTTTAATCTTTCTTCTTTCAGTTCACCAATATACTTGACTACAAGCGGTGAGAGTCTTGGGTTGCACAATTCTGATCCTTCCTGTCTGGCACGCTTTGGACTATACCCAGCAGCGAGTGCTGCTTCTGTTTGAGTCATAGGTCCAAGTTCATTACCGAATACTAAAAACTCGGCAAATCTTTGTTGCATTTCTGTTAATCTTTTTGGTACACCCATGGTTGACAATTTAAGGTAACATTGTTATAAAGTCAAGATATGAAAGATGACAGAGGAGAACTTGATCTAACCCGAAGACTTGATGATATGCAAGATGCATTGAATGGTTGGGAGTTGTTAGCAGAGATGCAAAAGAAAGAAATACATGAATTAAAAAAATCTCAATCTGAAGTATTAAGATTACAAAATCTCTTGCAAGGTTATAAAAAAGTGATAGAGGAATTGACTGCTAAGTTAATACGAAAAGATTCATGAGAGTGCAAGACTTACAAACTTTCTTGGGCAGTTTTACAAAAGGTTCCGACGCAGTAAAAAATGCAGTTATCTATGTAGAGGTCAAAGGAAAGTTACATGCTATTAGACGAATGGAAGTACATGAAAATGCTGTTCCGATAATAGGTCAACCAGGTCATAGTGCACACAGATTAGTTTTAAAAACTGAGAAACCTTCTAGTCTTATCTTACCAGAAAAGCTTCAGAAGGACTATTAATGAATGACGATGTTACCCCTAAAAACATATGGGACCAGAACGAAAATTATACCAAAAAGTTAAAAAGAATATTCCATCTATTTCTTGGATTAGGCTTGAAAATCTTAGCTCTTCCGGTACTCCTGATCTGTTGGGGTATAATACTTTGGGGAACTTTTTTACAGTAGAGTTAAAAGTTACGAAGAGTAACAAGGTACGCTTCAGTCCACATCAAATTGCCTTCCATTCACGACATCCTAACAATTCATTTATCCTAGTAGAGGCCCTTGATCCAAGCACCGTGAAACTTTTTCCAGGGTCCATGATCCATGAGCTTGTGACCGAAGGCTTTCGGCTTGAGGCTTGTTGCTTAGGGCTTGAGGCTTGTGGCCTATTCTTCAATAAGCTTGGCGCTTGAAGCTTGGGGCTTGTCGCTTGAGGCTTGCTGCTTGTGGCCCGGACCAGGTGAACGCTCGCCTGAAGCCGTCGCTTGCTGCTTGCTAATTACCTGATCCGATTTATTACGCTTACGTAATTCTTTATAATATTTTGGATGATAAAACATATTAGTGTTTACCATAAGAAACTGTTTTAATTGTGGCGTCCCAACATGCTCTGCAATCTTTGCATTCGTTGTTTTGTTTTGGTGCTGGACAGCTGGCCCCTGAGTCAACAACCTCCGAGCTGTTAGGCCACGAAGCAGGCGCCCGCTGGTTCACCATGGGCGCGCTAAATCGTATGACTAAATTGTTAGGCTTGCTGTCGAGATGGTCCTTGATCCATGCTTCTCGAGTTGGCATCCAATGCTTTTTTGTGGGTGTGAGCTTGCACACTTCATAAATTTTTTCCAGGTGCTGGAGATCTTGGACGTCTCCTGAGTCATGCCATCTAAAGACATCAGGCTTCTTGCTGTTGATCAGGTGAGTCATAGCTTCAACCCATTGCGGATCCTGCAACGCTTGCAGCCTTCGATATTGTGCATCCTGAACAACCTTGAATACGTAACAACCTTTTAATGCATAACAGTCATAACAGACAGAGCCCTTCACAGCCTGGAGCTTGCCGCCAGTTTTGCATTCTTTGGCAGGTAAACCTATCGACCAGCCAGGCATCTTTGAAGGCTTGCTCAGGCTGCCGCCTATAATTTTTAAAGCTTCTTTTGTTTGCATACTTTCTCCTTTATATTGTAGGATACAATATCATTATAATGTTTTCTTGTCAAGCTTGCTGCTTGACGCTTGCAGCTTGCAGCTTGTTGCTTATATCCATTGGCCTCGAGCCAGCGCCAGTGGTTAATAAATATTGCCGGGTTTTCAATCTTTCTAGTCATAATTCCTTTCTTAGGACCAGCCAACGCCAGACTGTCTGTGTTCTAGCGGCGGCGGCGCGTTGACTGATCCCAGGTCCGACGTAACGCCTCCGGAAATCTTTAACCTTGAGATTTTATTAGGCTCACCATAGTATATTGCCAACTCAAGTTTAGCAGATCCATCGGACCAGGGATCAGGCTGGACCTATGGCTTTAATTCCAAAGTAGTCCAGCTTTAATCCTACTTGCTTTTGTAGGTGCAAGTCCCCAGAATATTTATAGTTTTGAGTGGCGATAAATATCCAAATGAGGCCAACA